GGTAAACGGTGAGTTTACACGGCATCGCAGCAACTGCCAGATGGCGTTTAACAATCAAGTGATTGTTGGCGACTTTGAAAACGGCAACATCTACGCCTTTGATCTAGACGTATACGCCGACAACGGCGGCATCCAAAAGTGGCTGCGGTCGTGGCGGGCGCTGCCAACCGGCCAAAACAATCTTAAGCGCACGGCCCATCATACGTTGCAACTTGATTGTGAGACGGGTGTTGGCTTAAACACTGGTCAAGGGTCAGACCCGCAAGTAATGTTGCGCTGGTCTGATGACGCCGGTCACACTTGGTCAAACGAACACTGGTCGCCAGTTGGCAAGATCGGCGTCTATCAGCAACGGGTGTTCTGGCGGCGTTTGGGTATGACCTTAAAACTGCGTGATCGGGTCTACGAAATCTCAGGCACCGATCCGGTCAAAACTGTGATTATGGGCGCAGAGTTGATTCTGAGCGGTACAAATGCCTAATGTGACGCCGATCACGCCGCCACGGGTTCCGATTATTGACCCGCGTACAGGGTACATTGATCGCGCTTGGTACTTGTTCTTTTTGTCGCTAAACAATGCCGCGACTCAGGTTTATGACAACCCGGATGTTAGCCCCAGTCCAGAATCGTTGATTGCGTCTTACGACGCCGAGCTTCAAGCGTTGGCGCAAGTTGTAAACACTCAGCCGCCGCAAACTGATGCTTCCGAGTTAAGCAAACAGATTGATGCGGCTGGTTTGTCTGATCAATCTTCGTCTTTGTTGTCCCAGATTGCGGAGTTGCAAAAGCAAGTTGATGCGCTTAATTCGTTGCCTATTGCACAGCCTCCAAACATCACAAATGGCGCATCCATTTTGTATGGCGATAATCTTGGCGGATTTAGCAACGTCACCATTGGATCGGGTGTTAGCTTTTCTAGCGGTACATTGTCTGCTACAGGATCGGGTGGCACGGTAACTGCGGTAACAGGCACAGCACCTATTGCATCAAGTGGTGGCACAACACCGGCGATCAGCATTTCTCAGGCCACTACGTCTACCAACGGTTACTTGAGCAGCACCGACTGGAACACATTTAACAACAAGCAACCTATTGCCGCACCAGTAACGTACACGGCAAACTTTTCTGTTGCGGCTACAGATGTATGGATCATTAACAACAAGTCTGGCTCGTCTTGCACCGCCACACTGCCAGCCGCGTCTGGTTATTCAGGCCGAGTTTTGTATTTCCAGAACTACCAAGCGCAGACGCTGATCTCAGCGTCCAGCAACGTAGTAGCAATCGGCGGCGGCGCTGCTGGCACTTCAATCCTGTTGGCAAGCGCAGGGGATCAATGTACGCTTGTTTCTAACGGCACAAACTGGATAATGATGCAATATGTGCCTAACAATATTCTGCTTCTGGAGTAACTAATGGTTACCGTCAAAGTACTAGTCCCGGCAAAATACGCCGAGAACACGCAAACCACGCAGTACACAGCGACCGGCGTGACTGCGATCATTGATAAGTTTACAGCAACCAACATTAGCGGTTCTGCTGCTACAATCTCCGTAAACTTGGTTACCGTCGCCGGGTCTGCCGGCAACACCAACTTGATCACCAAGACCAAAACGCTCGCCGCGTCTGAGGTCTATACGTTTCCCGAGCTCGTCGGCCAAGTGCTAGGAACTGGAGACTTTATCAGCACAATTGCAGGCACGGCCAGTGCGGTTACTATTCGGGTTTCTGGGCGGGAAGTGACTTGAACGATCTAGCTAAAATAGCTCCTTCGCGGGAGCAAATTGAGCAACTTCAGGCCGAAATGGTCAAGATGCCTCAATATGAGGCACCAACGAAACATATATTTCATGGCGGTATATATTGCCGTCAAGTGTGGCGTCCAGCCGGTTGTTTGATTGTTGGCAAAGTCCACAAGAAAGAGCATTTTTACATGGTTGTGTCAGGCACTGTTAAAGTAACAACTGATGATGGATTGCAAACCATTACCGGACCAATGTTGCTGTGTAGCAAACCGGGGACAAAACGCGCGGTATTTGCAGAAACAGATGCGCTTTGCATGACATTTCACCGAGTTGATTCAAACACAGTAGAGGACGCAGAGTCGGAACTTGTTGAGGACGATCCCAAGTCAATATTTACCATTGGCAATAAGATCAAAAACGCAGAAATTGAGGTGTCGCCATGAGTTTTGTCGCAGCAGCAATTATTGGAGGTGGAGCTCTCATTGGCGGGGCTATGTCTGCGTCAGCGGCGCGTAGCGCTGCTAACACACAAGCCAACGCCGCCCAACAGGGAATTGACGCCCAACAGCAAATGTTTGAGCGCCAAGTTCAACTACAAGAACCTTGGCGCAAAGCTGGCGAAGAAGCGCTTAATAAGCTAATTCCTTTATCGTCCAATTACACACCGTTTGGAATGAGTCAATTCCAAACCGATCCGGGTTACGCTTTTCGATTGTCTGAAGGCATGAAGGCATTGGATCGCACCGCCGCGCAGCGAGGTGGACTGTTGTCCGGCGCTACGCTTAAAGGGGCGCAGCGTTACGGGCAAGATCTTGCATCGCAAGAATATCAGAACGCTTTTAATCGTTACCAGATTGAACGTAACGCTCAACTTAATCCGTTGCAATCGTTGGCCGGGGTGGGCCAAAGTGCCACCAATACGTTGACTGGCGCTGCTGGTCAAATGGGACAAAATCTTGCTGCTGGCTACGGCAACATTGGGCAAGCTCGGGCGTCTGGTTATGTTGGCGGGGCAAATGCATTAACGTCCGCGCTTGGCACTGGGGCCAATTTTTATCAAAATCAGCAGTATATTAACCGGCTTCCGATTGCTGGAAGCGGTTTTGGAGTATATAGGGGCACACCAGGCGTTTCCGGTGATTTTAATCTAATGAGCGACATGGGTTAAGGTGTAATCATGGCAGACTACTCCATCGCGCTTGGCGTCAAGCCAATTCAGCTTGAAGACCCGCTGTCGGCATACGGAAAGTTTGCCACAATTCAGAACGCGCAAAATCAAAATGCTTTAGCGCAATATACTCTTGCTGCCGCCCGACGTGGCGAAGAATCAGAGAACGCCTTGAACAAGGCGTACATGGAAGCCTACAACCCACAAACAGGCCAAATTGATTTGTCTACGTTGCGGGGAAAAATTGCCGCTGCGGGCGTTGGATCAAAACTTCCTGCGATTGAGAAACAACTCGCCGAGGTTGAAAAGGAGCAATTGGCCCGCAAAGAACAACTTGGAAAAGTTGTAAACCAAAGATTTGAACAATCAAAAGGATTGCTGGCTAATGTAAAAACTCCAGAACAATATATTGCATGGCATGAAGCCAATCATGCCGATCCCATTTTGGGCGAATATTTGAAAAGCCGAGGTGTTACCGCCGAAAGTTCTCGCGCTCAAATTATGGCTGAACTTGCTCAACCTGGGGGATTAGAGCGTTTAATTGCAAGAAGTACAACTGCATTAGATAAAATGCCAGCGTTGTTAGCACAAGAACGCGAACAAGCAATTCTTGGTGGCCGCACACCAACTCAACCAATGGCTGTGCCAGTTAACAATGCTCTGGCTCCAACTGCGCCGCAAGCACAAGCAGTTGCTAACGCAATGGTCGAACCTTCACAAACCGCCGCAATTGCCCCGCCGGCTGTTATGGCTATAACAGCACCGGCTGGTCTGCAAAGTGAACTAAGCACGGTCAACAACGAAATTTCAAGGCTTGTAAATTCTGAAGGCGCTGGGCTGCCTGGGGTTCAAAAAAGAATTGGTGAGCTTGAGCAACAAAAAGCACGATTGTTTACGGCTATTAATCAAGAGGCGCAAACTAACAAACCAATTATCACAAATGTGGATGTGGGCAATCAAGTTATTACACAATCATTTGATCCGGTCACAAAACAAGTTACAGTATTGGAAACTAGGAACAAAGAAGCCGCCCCACAGGGCAAGCCATCTGATGTTCAGTCTTACGAATATGCGAAAGCTCAAGGCTATCAAGGAACTTATACTCAATGGGTAAAGGATAAAGCAACATGGGGCCGCGCACCCGCTCAACCGCCCGCACAACCGCCTTTACAACAAGCGTTTGACACCAAGACAAATTCTTTAGCATTTGTTGATCGTGCAGACATTCGAGCCAACCCAGATCGCTATAAGCCTTTGGGCGCTGAAGAAAAACTGAAGAATATTCCTGAGACTGTTAACAAAGCCCTGACTGGTAATGCATCAAGCATATCTCAAATTGATAAGGCTATAGACGCCGCCGCAAAAAATCCAAATGCAATTGGTATAAAAGGAAATTTGCCGCAAACCGTTTTGAATAGAATGGATCCACAAGGCGTTGAAACTCGTGCTTTGATTACGGAAATTGGATCTGCAATAATTCACGACAGAAGCGGCGCTGCCGTTGCCGCATCAGAAAGGCCCGGCTTGGTTCCGTTCATTCCTCAAGCAACTGATGACTCTGCAACTGCAATTAAAAAATTAAAACAATTAAGGTCGAAAGTTGAAGCCGATCAAAACGGCATTTTGGATTTTTACAGTCCAGATCAAGGCTACAAGCCTAGCTTGTACCACAAACAGCAAAACGCTCCTTCCGAATCGGCTGCTCCTGCTGCTGCGAAACCTGCCGCTGCCGACATTGGATCGTTGCCGCCAAAGGTAACAAAAAACGGCAAAACATACGTTCTTCAGCCAAATGGCAAATACATTGAACAATAGGTTTAATCATGCCTAAAGAGTTTTCACCTGAAAAACTTGGAGTAACACCAAGGCAGTTCACGCCAGAAGAATTAGGGATAAAGCCCAAGAAAGGTTTTGATCCATTAGCTATGGTGATGAATGCCCCCGGTAGTTTGTGGAAAAATACGCTCGGTGGGTTGTACGAAGCGGTTACCAATCCTGTACAAACCGCGACTGGAGTTTTAGACGTTGCTGCCGGCGGGTTGCAAAATATGTTGCCGGCCACTGTTCGAGGATATATCAACAGGTACGATCCAAATCCAGAAGCCGCCGCACGAGCTAGAGCAGCGGCATATGCCGTTGGACAAGAGTATGCTTCGGTTTATGGTTCGCCAAGTGGATTCGCGCAGACAATGGAGTCTGATCCTTTCCGTGTTTTGGGTGACGTTTCCATGCTTGCTGGCGGTGGGTCTGCTGCCGCTCGAATGGCTCGAATGCCACAAGCAGCGCAGGCACTGGCAAGAACATCTGAAATAACAAATCCTGTAAACGCTTTGGTTGGCGCAACACGAGTTGCTGCACCCGTTGTTACGCAAGGACCTGCCGCCGTAATTGGTTTAGCCACCGGGGCTGGCCCAGAAACGGTCAGAACCGCGTTTCGTTCTGGTCAAACTGGTAATCAAGCGTTTCTTGAAAATATGCGCGGAAATGTTCCAATTACAGATGTGCTAGACGACGCTAGGGCAAACCTGCAAACCATCAGGCAAAACAGTCAAGCGCAATACCGTTCGGGCATGGCAAATGTTGCCAAAGACAAGACGGTGCTGGATTTTACAAATATAGACAATTCAATTAGCAAAGCAGCCGATGTAGGGCAGTTTAAAGGCCAGCCGATCAACCAAAGGGCCGCTGACGCTTTGCAAGAAATTAAAGCCGCTGTTGACGAATGGAAAAAACTTGACCCCGTTGAGTTTCACACTCCAGAGGGGCTTGACGCCTTAAAACAAAAGATTGGGTCAATACAAGAGGGCATTCCTTTTGAGCAAAAAACCGCCCAAAAAGTTGCCAGCAATATTTACAATGCAGTAAAGAATGAAATTGTAAATCAAGCTCCTGAATACTCAAAAGTTATGAAGTCTTATGAAGACGCTTCTGAGTTAGTAAAAGAGATTGAGCGGGCTTTGTCTCTTAACAAACGTGCTTCGGCTGACACGGCGATAAGAAAGTTGCAGTCGCTGACCCGCAATAACGTCAACACAAATTACGGGCAAAGGATTCAGTTGGCGAATGAGTTAGAACAGCAGGGCGGCAAAGATATTATGACAGCCTTGGCTGGTCAGTCCATGAGCAGCCCGATTCCGCGCAATCTTGCGGGGCAAGCCGCTGGTATAGGCACCATGGTTTCCGGTTTGACCAACCCAACGACTCTTGCCGCTGCTCCTTTTATGAGCCCAAGATTGATGGGCGAGGCAGCATATGGTTTGGGGCAATTCTCAAACGCTATTGGTCAAAGTGCGCCAGTTCAAAATTATTTAACACCGGCCATGCAAAGATTGAATGCGTTGCGCGGTAATATACCCATGACGCCGCAACAAGCCAGAATGGCGGCTTTGATGGCCGCTCAAGCTGGAAACAGCCAACAACCTTAATTTGGTGCCCTGATGGTTACTCTATCCGAAGTCGATCACAAAATTGATTCCCACATAGATATTTGTGCCGTCAGGTACGAGGGGATTGAGAAAGAAACCAAGGGTATCCATGCCAGGATCAAGCGCTTGGAGCAGATTTTTGTAAGCGGCGCTGGTGCGATCATCATGCTTCTGCTGACCATGCTGATCAAAGGTCATTAAACGGTCATCGTCTACTTGTAGATTGAAGGCTCCTTAACCTTTTGGGTATTGCCATGAAAGACGACATCCTTGCCGCGATTGATAGTTCAGAGCCAATTGACGCTCTGAACGCTCTGTTCTCGGTTGCTTTCCTGATCGCCAAAGCATCAAACTTAAATAAGTTTATGCTTTCCTCGCTGTTTTCTTCGACGGTTAACGCTCTCTTTGCAGCTCACGCTGACGACGAGGTTGACGCTGAAGAAGAAGAGGCGGAAGACTACGACGAGCAGACCGAAGACTAATGCTCGGCCCCCCGATGAACTCGGGGGGTAATTAAATGGCAGATTTTGACGCCGCTTTTGAGAAAATGATTGTGGACGAGGGCGGCTACGTCCTCCACAACGTGCCCGGCGACGCCG